AGTAGTGGTTCAAGTGGAAGTAGTGGAACAAGTGGAAGTAGTGGTAGTAGTGGGAGTAGTGGTACTTCAGGAAGTAGCGGAACTTCAGGGACTTCTGGATCGTCAGGAACAGCGGGTACAAGTGGAAGTAGTGGGTCAAGCGGTACTAGTGGTTCATCAGGTTCTTCCGGTAGTTCAGGTGTAAGTGGAACCTCAGGGTCATCTGGTAGTTCGGGTAGCTCTGGATCAAGTGGAAGTAGTGGTTCATCAGGAACATCAGTTTCAGTTTCAGGAACCAATAACACAGTGGTTAAATTCACTAGTGCAACCACAATTGGAAATACACAAATACTTGATAATGGAACAAACATTGGCATTTTTACATCTTCCCCAACTGGTTCGGTTGCAAGTGGACTTGTTCATATTGCAGGTTCAAACGCAGTTTTAAGAGTTGGCCCACATTTTACATCAGATGATAGAGATTATATTGAATTAGTTGCACACGGAACAAATACACAAATTATAAGTCCTAATGAAACATTTACGTTAACAAACTTATCAGGTACAATTGCTCTTCAGTCTGCTACCACACATGTTACAGGTGCATTAGGCGTGGGGACCGCAACCCCAACAACAGTAGGTCTAATAAGAGCAACAAATGATGTGATTGCATTTTTTGGCTCGGACGAAAGGCTAAAAACCAATATTGAACCAATTACAGGTTCATTAGATATATTATCTAAAATTAATGGATATTATTTTGATTGGTTACCTATTGATGGGGTACATGAAAATGAGGGACATGATATTGGTGTAATAGCACAAGAAATTGAAAGGGTATTACCTGAAATAGTCACAACAAGAGAAAATGGTTATAAGGCGGTTAAGTATGATAAAATAGTAGCATTATTAATTGAAACAAATAAAGAATTATTAAAGAGAATTGAAGATTTAGAAAACGTAATGAAAAAACACAATCTTTAATATTCATTTATAAATTAATTTCAGATATATTATCAAAATAAAACTGAAAACATAAGTATTTATATAAAAACTAGTTTATAATAATGGGTGTAATTCCTGCAACCGGTTCAGAAATAAGTATAGGTAAAGTCGCGGCGGCTTTAGGTCTAATTACGGGCTCAGCTAACGCCGCCGCCGGTCAAAATATTGGTTTAAACTCTAGTTTGGGTGTCGGTAGAAACCGAGCTTCTACTGTTATCTCAAGTATAACATCAGGTTCACAAACACAAGAGTCGTCAGATTTTGGAGGATTGGATACACCACAGGCGTATAGTTAACTTATTTACAATTTCAATTTTTTTTATTATATTAACTCAATGAATTTGAGTTATAAACCATTTCCATCTAAATATGATTTGTTCTATATAAAATGGTCAAATATTGACCATGATAAAGATAAACTCATTCAATTAATAAAGAGAATAAAGAAATTAAAAATATTATCTTTTTTTTCGAAAAATTGTAAAGAAGAATATGAAATTTTGATTGAACTAATTAATAGTTTCAATCAAAAAACAATTAGAGGTATTTTAGATAATGATGAAAACATTTCAAGATTATCTATAATTGAAAAATGGGCTAGAATCGGTGCCATCGAAATCGTTACAACTAATACATTTTCTAAAGAAACTTATTCAATAATAAGTCATTTACCGATTAAGGACTATCAACTATTCTCAAAAAGAATTCAGGAGTTAATTTCCTTAGCAAAAAATTTGACAAATCAAGAAGACACGGTATCTAACAATACACCAGGATTATGAGAAAAAATATGTATAGTGGATCACTATGGGATGGTAGAAATATAAAACTTTCAATTCTTGTGCCCACAAAAGAAATGGTTCACACACATTTCGCATTCAGTTTATCACAATTATATAAAACAACAAGTGAGGTAATTGACACATATCTCTTTTTCGACTCAAGTAGTATATTATTAAATCAAAGAGAAAAATTAATTGAAGAAGCTAAGGCAATAGATTCGGATTACGTTCTATGGTTAGATAGTGATATGGTATTTCCATCAACATCAGCACTCAGATTATTGAAACACAATAAAGATATTGTGGGATGTAATTATCTTAAAAGAACTAAACCATTAAAACCTGTGGCGTATAAAAATATTGGTGATTGGGATAGTTACCTACCATTAATTGTAGAAGATAAATTAATAAAAGTAGAGGGTGTTGGTATGGGATGTATTTTGATGAAGACTGAAATTTTTAAAAAAATAAAAAAACCATATTTTGAATTTAGATATAATGAAAAGTCTGATGATTGGTTAGGTGAGGATTTTAATTTAATGACTAAATTTAGAGATGTCGGTTACGAAGTATATATCGATACACTATTAAGTTCTGAAATAAAACACATGGGACTTTATGCGTATGGTGTAAACAAATAAAATCAGGTTAATTACTTTATAAAAATTCAAATATTAAATAAGTTATGTATGAGAAAACAATTTTAAATCAAGAATTTATCGAGAATAATATAACCACAGACAATGGTGAACCTGTGCCTTATTTGTGGACACACGGAGGTACTAAATTTCACATGGGTGACGGATTATTGATATATTCCTTGATTCAACATATGAGGTCAAAGACGTGTGTTTGTATTGGTTCTGGCGGTGGTTACATTCCAAGAATTATGACTCAGGCAAGAATTGACTTACATAAACAAAAAATATTTGAGGGTAATCCCGACTATAATTGGGGTGATATAGGCACCACTTATTTGGTTGACGCTTGTAATGGTATAGGCGGACCAACAATTCTTGAAGACGAAAATTCATTTTTTAGAGGTAATTATTATCCTAGATTTATAAAAGCAAAATCAGTAGATGCTTACCATGATTTTTTTGTTAGACAAGATATTAAAATTGATTTATTGTTTATAGATGGTGATCATTCATATGAGGGAGTCAAAACAGATTTTGAACTATACTCTAAATTACTTACAGTTAATGGTATAATAGTTATACACGATACAGATGATGATTATGAAGAAACATTAATAATTTCAGAGGATAATAAAAAAAATCACGATAGTTTCAAAGGACCATCAAAACTTATTAAAGAATTACAAGAAAATCCAAATTGGAACTTGATTAATCTTTTTAATTTTCGTAAATTTTCAACAATCCCAACCTCAAGCGGTGTTACGTTGATAAATCGAAAAAAATGATAAGATTACTTACTGTGATAGGACACGGAACCAATTTAGTAACCCATCACATTAGACACTACTTGAAATATGTTGATGAAATTAATTATATAGTTTACAATACAAATGAAAGACCAAAACTTTCTGATGAAATTAAAGATATTATTAGAAAATTTCATAATGTAAAAGTAATTAGGACACATTATGATAGGATATTTGATTGGGAAAGGGTAACAAAGTTATATAATTTTATCACAAATAAACAACCTAATGATTGGTGGGTAATTGCTGATATTGATGAGTTTCATTTATATCCAAATGATAATCTTACAAAACTCATAAATAATTGTGAGAACAATGGGTGGGATATAGTAAGAGGAGGTTTTATAGATAGGATTGGACCGAATGGAGAATTTTCAGTATTAAATACAGATGAAGATATATTCTCACAATATCCGAATGCAGGTTTTTTTAGGTATCCTTTAAGTAATGCTAATCCAAATAAGGTGTGTGTTATGAAGGGGTATGTTGAAATTACATCTGGGCAACATTATGCAAAAATAGATAATCAAACAACTTGGAAATGGCAGGGATGGAATCACCCATTAATTAATCCTAAAGACCACGTTCAAGTTCACCATTTTAAATGGGATTCCACATCGATAGAGAGAATTAAATCAGTCGCAGATAATAATCAAGAGTATTCCTATTCAAATGAGTACGGAATTATGTACAATTCTTTAAGAAAAAATAAGTTTCGTATTAATATAGACGACCCCTTGTTTTTATTTGAAAAAAATTGTATATTAGGTAATTATGGGGAGTACTCTATATGGAATAATTTGATTAATAAAATAAAATCAATATGACACAAATTAAAAAAACCAATCAGACAGATGAAGAATTGTTGATTGTTGAACAAAGAAAAGTTAAAGCACTCGAAAAAATCGCAAATTCATTAGACGCACTTACTGTGTGGTTCGAAGAAATTGATAAGGATGAATGGAGTAGCAGAATTCAATTTTATTTGGCTGAATTCCACAATAAAATGGTTAAAAATGTGGGTGAAGATGACCAAATGACAACTAGGAAAAATACTAAAAAATAATGAGTCATAAACTTGGTATAATTATACCATACAGAGACCGTTATAAACAACTTGTTCGATTTAAAAAATCATTAAAAAATTGGTTATCAAAATTTGATATTGACTATGAAGTAATTATAATTGAACAAGATAACGGGTTATCTTTCAATAGAGGAAAACTATTGAATATTGGTTTTTTATATGCCAAAAAGTTAAAATGTGACTACGTTATTTTTCACGATGTTGACATGTTACCATATGATGTTGATTATTCATATTATGATATACCATTACACATGGCAACTGATTTCATAACAACAGATAAATTTAAAAGAATAGTATTTGATGAATATTTTGGAGGAGTTACACTTTTTCCAACCGAAATGTTCGAACTTGTAAATGGTTACTCAAACAAATATTGGGGATGGGGTTATGAAGACACCGAACTTTTACATAGATGTAGAGTGTCTAAAATCCCATTAGACACAAAAGAAATTAATTTAAAAGGTGGTAACGGAGTGTCTTTAAGATTTAATGGCATAGATGCTTATGTTGAGGGAAACAACATATTCGATTTCAAATATAAAAATACAATTTTTATTAGTTTTAATCCTGATGATTTAACATTAGATCATGATAAAGATGAAGATATGTTTGCATCTTTTGGTGTACCTGGTTATGATTTTTTAATCGGATTTAATTCATATTCAAGATACGTGGTTCAAATATTTGATATTGGTGATAATATTATTCATTTAGAATCTAATATAACAACAAATTATAAAACTAATATCACTTTAACTGTTGACACATATGAAAAAGAAATAAAGATGTATCAAGATGGTATATTAGTGGATAGTAAAAAAATAAAAAAATTAAGAGATTATTATACTAAGGATAAAAAATTTTATTTAGGATGTAGTAACCCTAATAGAAAAAACAATCAAAAATTCTTTAAGGGAACCATATCTAACTTTGCGGTTTTTTCTGATATTTTAAATGATGACGAAATCAAAGAAATTTCGGATAATAAGTATTTCGGATTAACACAAAACTTCGGAAACTATAAATCAGATCATAGAGTTATATTATATTATGACGCAAAATTTATTAAAGGTTATAAATTAATTGATTTAAGTGGGAATGGTAATGACGGTGAAATACACAATTGTGAAATTGTAGGTGAATCATTTGAAAATACTATTGAAATAGAAATACCATATAGAAGAAAATCAACATTTAGATTGATTCCACATGAGGAAAATGGATATGTTTTAAATGGCTGGAAAACTAAATTGACCAGATACAATCAATTAAGATTTTATAATGAGACTCTGAAAGGCTCTACAGATTTTAAAAAAGATGGTCTAAATGATTGTCAATATGTTGAACATTCGTACGCAAAAAATAAAAACGAAAATCACATTGTTGTTGGTATATGAAAAAATTAGGGATTTGCATACCATATCGGAATAGAAAGGAACACATAGAAGAACTAATACCAAAGTTAACAAACTATTTAAACGAAAAATGTATTCCACATAAATTTTACGTGGGCCATCAAGTCGACGATAAGTTATTTAATAGGGGTGCAATGAAAAATATTTCGGCTTATTATGCGTTTCATGATGGATGTGATTATATTGCATGGCACGATGTCGATATGATACCACACGATAATTCTTGTGATTATTCTTATCCGAAAAAAAATCCTATACATATCGCAACCATGTTATCAAAATATAATTATGGATTAGGTTACGATCAATATTTTGGGGGAGTGGTGCTTTTTACAAAAGAACAAGTTGAAAATACAAACGGTTATTCAAACGACTATTGGGATTGGGGACAAGAAGATGACGACTTGTTTTGGAGATGTTATTATGAAGGATATACATCTGGTAAAATTTATAAAAGTTATAAAAACAGAGTAGTTGCTAATTTTAATGGTAATAGTTCAGTTTTTGCATCAGAAACTGATAGAGAAATTAGTAAATCATTAAATGAAGACCACACAATTTCTATTTTGTTTAAGGCGGAGCAACAACAAAATAAAGTTCCTATATGGCTTGTTGGAGATAAAAATAGAAGATTTATTGAATACCCACTAATAAGAAAAGATGGTTCTTGGACATGGGGTTTATCTTTTAATAACTCGAGATCAGTAACATCTGTTTGCTATGATAATAACAACGTTTGTTATTACAATTGGGCAAAAAGGTTTGAAAAACTTTGGACTTGGGTTACTATGTCATATAATATGAATACAAAAAAACAATATCTTTTTATTAACGACGAATTGATTACGAATTTAAATGATATAAAAGCTAATGCACCGTTTCATATTGATGGTGATTTAAAAAAACATGATCCTCTGAAAGTATTTTTGTTTGGTTTCTGTAATAATCAAAAAGTTTATTTCAAAGGACAAATTTCTGAGATTAAAATTTATAATAAATTTTTTGAAAATGTCGATTGTATTTTCGATGAAAACGAAAATGTAAATTTGAAATTACATTATGAATTTACTAAAGGACAAACTGAATTAATTAAAAATTTAGGTTGTGATAGTCATGATGTTGAATACACACAAGAAGATATTCATATAATTGAAAACATATTACCTCATCGAAGAGAAGGTGTATTTGATTGTTTGTTTCATGCTGATGAAGGTTATGTAAATGGACAATGGGTAAAGGGGGAAACGACCGCAAAAAATGAAAAAAGATTCGTTACAGAAATGCAACAAAAAAAAATAAATTACAAAGAAGAGGGTTTTAATAAAATTTTGGACGTAACAAATGTGTTAGAAATTGATGAAAATAAATATCCGAACACCATGTTCATTAATACAAAGATGATATGAAAATAGAATATAGTAAACCATGGTTTTTAAAACCAAAATCAACTGAGGACCAAACAAATATTATATCAGATGGGTTATATACCATATCACTAACTTTTAGAGTCTTAAAAAATTATAAGCAAGATAATAAAATTGGGTTTTTAGGTATTCCTGGAAAAAATTTTGGATTAAGTTATGATTATAAAGTAAATTATTTTGTCTTTGAGTTTTGGACAGAAATATTAGATGATGATGGAGAAATAGTAAGCAAATTTAATCATTTTTTATATGACACAATAGACCCAAACACATTCAAAAATTTCATTAATATAACCATTCAATTTGATGGTTTTACATATTATCTATATAAAGACTTCAAATTATTTGATACCATAGATATTTCTACAAAGTTAATTTCAGATTATGAAAAAGAACCAATTTATATTGGGTGTCATAATATGGATAGTATTACATCAGAACATAAGTGTATGACTGAAATGGATGTAAATCATTTCAGTGTTTTTAAATCAATAATTGATATAAAGACACTAGAAAAAATTGTAAAAAATGAAATAGATATCAAATCCACAAAAGAATATGAGACTCTTTATGCATTATTCAATTTGGAGAACACAAATGAAGAATTTTTAATTATTGAGGAAAATATTGGTAAGACATTTTTAAAAAGAAAAAACAAAATGTCAACAGTAGGATTTGACATGATTAAAGATAAATTAGACAATGTTGGGTGTGGTTTTTGTTTAGCAAAATGGACACAAGTAACTATGCATCTACACAATGGTACAACACATAGTTGTCATCATCCTGAGCCACATAAAATTGGATTGGAAGAAATAAGTAGAAACCCGTCGGCTCTCCATAACAGTAAGATTAAAAAACAAGCAAGGAAGGAAATGCTTGAAGATAGAAGACCATCAGAGTGTCAATATTGTTGGAATGTGGAAGACAACTCTAATTCTTTTTCAGACAGGGTTTTCAAATCTTCAGAACCTTGGTCAGAACCATATTTTCATGAAATTTCTAAATCTAATTGGAGAGATGACTATAACCCAAAATACGCCGAGATAAGTTTCTCAAACACTTGTAATTTTAAATGTGCATATTGTGGACCAGAATATTCCTCAAAGTGGATGGAAGAAATTAATCAATATGGACCATATAATTTATCATATGAGTATAATGGTACTAGAAGAATGGAGGAACGAGAAACTAAACCTTATAAACATTCTGAGGAAAATCCTTATGTTGAAGCATTTTGGGAATGGTTTCCTGAACTATATGATAGTCTCGATACTTTTAGAATTACGGGAGGAGAACCTTTATTACACAAAGATACTTGGAAGGTTTTAGACCACATTATCAATAGTGAATCACCAAATAAAAATTTAAAACTATCAATCAATAGTAATCTTGGTGTACCAGATGAATTAATTGAAAATCTAATACAAAAGTTAGATAGAATTATTCTTGATAATAGGGTACATGAATTAATTATTTTTACATCTTGTGATGCGTACGGAAAACAATCCGAGTTTACCAGATATGGTATGAACTTTGAAAAGTTATTTCAGAACATAGATAAGATATTAACCAAACTTCCTAAAGTGACGGTAGTAATAATGTCAACATTTAATATTTTTAGTGTTTTTTCTTATGAATTATTAATTAAAAAAGTTCATAAGATGAAATTGAAACACTTTAATAATATGAGATATTGGAATACCGCTCTAATATTGGATACCTCATACTTAAGACATCCGCCGTTTATGAGCTTTAGATTATTAAAAGATTACATTAATGTAAATCTATTCGACAGATGGATTAAGTATATGAAATTTAATTCAACATTTAGAAGTTTAAATTTTCATAAAACACAAATAGTTTCAGATGTAGGATTTTCAACACAAGAAATTGAAAAAATTGTAAGAATAAAAGACATATTTACTGCCGATTATAATACTGACACTAATAGTTTCGACAAGGATAAAAAAGATTTATTAAATTTTGTCGATGAATATAAGGTGAGGAGAAATTTAGATGTAAATGAGTATTTTCCAGAATTAAAAGAATTTTTTGAAAAAATAAAATTATTATGAAAATAAAATATAAAGAACCATATTGGGTTAAATTTTCTTGGGACATTGATGAACATCATGATAATCAATATGTAACAAATTTTGATAAGAGTGAGAATATTTATTTGAAAAATTTTTTATTAAAATCAGAATATGCAATTACAATTACATTCAATATTAAGAAAATTTATAAAAAAGATGAAATATCTATGGTCTTTGGTAAACCTGGCAAAAACTTGGGATTATCGTATAATGACTCAACTAAAACATTGGCTTATGAATTTTGGACCGATGAACAAGAAGGTGACAAATTTTATTTTTTACCTATTTTAGATACAGATGAAAATGAAATAGAAAAATCAATAACAATCACGATTGTTAGAGATAAAAATGAAATGATATTGTATAAAAACTTTATCGAAAACAATAGAATTGTATTTAATGGGAATCTAATTGAAGATTATATTGAAAATAGTTTATATATCGGTTGTTCTAGCCCTGAATGCGTTTCTGAAAAACATAGATATTTTGGTGAGGTTGATGTAAAATTATTTTCTATTATAATAAATAATACTAATATACAATTAATAGAAGATTACCTCATTTCTAATGAAATTCATCTATTACCATTAAAAAAATGTTATGATGACATTTTATGTTATTATGATTTCAAAACCATAAACAACTTGGGTATTATTTATGATGAATCAAGAAATCTAAACTTCTTAGAAAAAGTCCCAATAAATTTCGTTTTATAAGGAAAAAAAATTAAATTATTTACTATGTCAGATGAATTAGCAAGTTGGAGAGATAAGAATTTAAATTCAATAAGTTGTAGTTTTTGTGCTGCAAAATGGTATAATGTAAGTTTACATTTAGGACACGGTTTTACAAATTCGTGTCATTTACCCTTACCACACCCAATAGATGTTGATGAAATTAAAAATAATCCATCCGCCCTTCATAATACTGATTTCAAAAAACAAATCAGAAAAATGATGCTAGAGGGAATCAGACCCGCTGAATGTTCCTATTGTTGGAAAATGGAAGATATTGGTAGAAATAATATTGCTGACAGGGTATATAAAAGTATTATATATGATGAACAAGATATTGCTAAATTAAAAGACATACCGTGGGATCAAGACATAGTTCCAAAGACAATTGAGGTTTCATTCGATAGGACCTGTAATTTTGCATGTTCATATTGTAATTCAGGTTATTCAACAACTTGGGGTAAAGATATTAAAGACAATGGACCATATCAAAAGTTTAAGACTTCCAGTGCTGGTGCATACTACGCAGATGGATCTTGGTCAGAAATTTATGGAAAATACAATGAGAATAATCCATATGTAAAAGCATTTTTAGAATGGTGGCCCGAACTTTCAGAAAAATTAATGGAAATTAGAGTAACTGGTGGTGAACCATCTCAAAGTAGAAATTTTTGGCAGTTTATCGATTTGATGAAACAATATCCATCACCTAACCTTAGAATGGCAGTTAATTCTAATTTGGGTTTAAATGAAAAAACTCTTAATAGACTAATCGATATAACAAAAGAATTACAAGTTAAAGAATTTGATTTATATACGAGCAATGAATCTTTTGGTGCACATGCTGAATATATTAGAGATGGTTTAAATTATGATTTGTGGAGGTCAAACTTGATAAGGTTTATTGAGAACGCTAACTTTAGACAGGTGGTTATAATGATGACAATTAATAGTCTTTGTTTATTTAGCATCACTGAGTTTTTAGATGACATGTTAGTACTAAAAAAGAAATATGGTACACATAGACCAATTGTTGATTTGAATATCTTAAGGTGGCCCGCTTTTATGTCTCCACTTGTTTTACCTGAAGACGTAAAATATGCATTACATGGTAAACTATCACTTTGGTTTATGAAATATAAAAATAGTGAATACTTCACTATTGGAGAAAAAGCACAAATTCAAAGACTTATTGATTATATTGAAGTAGTAAACAGAGGTCATAACAGTACGGAAATGGATAACACGATGCAGTATCACGATTTCAAAAGTTTTTTCGTACAATATGATATTAGAAGAAATAAGAGTTTTACCGACACTTTTCCTGAATTATCAGAATGGTTCAATAGTTTAGAAATCGATAAAACAATACCCGATGTTAAAACTACTAACGGTAGAATTACACATTTTGAACCAGGTGAATATATTTCAGATAAAGAGAATTATAACAAAAAATAATGTATTACGATAAAACCTTAAGATGGTTAGAACCATTCGGTGGATGGGGAAACCATTCTTTTTTCTTTGATTATGTTAAACCTGAATATGGGATGGACACAGGTTTATGTAATAGGATACTTCATTGGGAAATTGCTTATTATTTAAATGAAAAAAATAATTTTAAATATCGAATCTTATTACAGGATATGTATTGGCCTGAATTGGAAATATTAGAATTACCATACACCTCACTGGTAAGGATGGACAAATATTCTTTTGGATTGAACTATCCCATGGAATTTAATTGTTTAAAATTTATGACAGTTTTTGATATTGAAAAAATGAAGGTTAGTATGAGTGAACCAATATCAAAAACCGATATCGAAAGAATGTTTACAAATGAGGATTTTAAATTATCGAATCATATACATTCTGCTTTTGGATATGATAGTTTAATAAGATTAACGAACCTTGATAAAAATCCAAAATTAGAAAATCATTTACCAATAAATGATTTAAAGGATAGGCCTCTTAGAAAAATTAATATAAAGTATTGTTTTGTTAGAGTTTTATTAGAAAATTTTGCAAAAGAAGTTGTCGGGATTCACATAAGAAGACATAATGGTGTTTGTGTAACTAAAGAAGATTTACAAAATATTCCTGAAAATATTAGAGAAGATTACGAAAAGTATATTGAAAAAACTAATTCCTCACATAATGCATATCGTTATTATGGTGATGAATTTTATTTTAACATAATTGATAAAATTTTGCAAGTAAATTCAAAACAAAAATTTTATATAAGCAGTGACTTACCACGAAAGTATTTAAATCATTTCTATGAAAAATATGGTGATAATATTTTAGATAATACAGATATTACCAAAATAATAACAGACTTCTTGGTTGACTCTAATCATGATGTTTACAAAATGAAAACTTATGGGAATGTTATTGAAAATGTTATTGATTTATTTACTTTGAGTTATTGCGGATTATTAATTATGTCGAATAAGTCCACTTGGAGTGAATTTGCAAAATATCATAGAAATCAACCATCCGTTTATGTAACCGAAGATTTAGAAAAAATAAAAAACCTATACTCACTAATCTTCAAATATGTATAAAGAATGGCCATTAGGATTACTACCCGAAGAATTACGGAGATCGGAACTATCTCAGTTAAAAGAAATGGGGTACACTTGGAGTAACCCAAATGAAATTGTTGATATTTTTGAAACCAAGGTTGCGAATTTTTGTGGTTCAAAATTTGCGGTGGCGGTCGATTGTTGTAGTAATTCGATTTTTTTAATACTAAAATACATAAACAAAAAAGAGAAAATACAAATACCTTCACATACATATGTTTCTGTTCCGATGCAAATTTCACATGCTGGTTATGAGTTTGAATTTATTGAAAAGGAATGGTCAGGTGTTTACAAATTAGAACCATTTGATGTATGGGACGCTGCTGGCAGATGGACCAAAAATATGTATGAAGGTGGGTTTATGGCATTATCCTTTCAGATAAAAAAAAGATTACCGATAGGTAGAGGTGGTATGATTTTATGTGACGATTACGATTCGTACAAATGGTTTAAAAAATCTTGTTATGATGGTCGTGATATAGAAAAGAACTATTTGGATGATGATATTGATATGGTTGGTTGGCATATGTATATGACACCTGAAGATGCTGCTAGAGGAATTATATTAATGAGTAAAATTTCGGAAATTAATGAAGATTCTCATAATCATAAATCTTATAAAGATTTGAGAACTAATACTTTATACAAAAATGTCTGAATTTAAAATACATAAAAATTGTCCAATAATACAAAACATAACTAAAGCAAATAAAACCTTAAATTTTGTTTCTTGTGATACCGAAGAATTGTATACTAAAAATAAAAATGAATTAGGTCCTGAATGGTATTATTATGATAAAGAAATCAAATACAAATATAATTCTTGGGGTTATAGGACAAATGAATTTGATGATTTGAAAGACGATTATTTCGTTTCTTTTGGTTGTTCATTTACTGAAGGTATCGGTTTGGCCGAGGAAAATATGTGGGTTAACAAGTTATCAAAAGAATTAGATATTGATTCATTCAATTTAGCACAAGGAGGAACGGGAGTAGATTTTTCAACAACAAATACAATTTTATTAGTTGACTATCTAAGAAATAATAAAAAAAGATTACCTAAGTTTGTTGTTTATCAGTTAAGTTTTAATCATAGGACTTTTTATTCGTTTAAAGATAATGATGAACCTTCACTCTCTTTAGAATTATTTTCCGCAACCTATCCTGTTGAGGTTTATCCTAAATCTTGTGAATTTTATGGATTATGGTACTTTCACAGTTTTGTTGAAAACGAAGGTGAAATGATAAAACAATCTAATTTGTCACTAATTATTTGTAAAAATATGTGGGAGATGTTAGGTGTACCTGTATATTTTTGGACTTATGGTGATAATTTTAAAAATAAGGATAAAGAAATATTTTCACACAATATTGATTATAAAATAATACACGAAATGACTGAAGTTAAAGCAAGAGATTGTGTACATAACGGCCATTTAAATCAAGATATAATTGTAAATGAATTAAAGAATGACATTTTGTTAAGATGTAATAATAAAATGTAATCTTTACAATAATTGAATATTAAAAAAAATTTTATTATATTATTAATGTTTAAAATTATATAAATTAAAAATGGTATCAGTTAACAACGAATGGGGTAGACTTAGAGAGGTAATTGTTGGATCTGTTGAAAACGCTAATATGCCCACACACGGTAAAGATTTACACTGTATTAATTATGCTACCGATAATCAAATACCACATGACGAATTGGGGTTTTGGGATAAAAATGTTTATGATGAGACTTATGAAGATTTAGAAAATCTGACAAATATTTTAAAAAATATTGGAGTAAAAGTCTATAGACCAACGCAAATTGATACTCAAAAAGTGATTTCAAATGGGTATTGGGAGACCACCCAATATTATACTTTTTGTCCTCGTGATACGGTGACCGTAATTGGTAATAAAATAATTGAATCACCTATGTCATTACGATCAAGACAATTTGAAACAGATTGTTTTAAAGATATTTTTATAGAAAAAATGGAAGAGGGTTTTACTTGGGTTGCAGCACCAAAACCAAGATTACTAAATTCAATGTATCAACGAGATGATTTATCAAAGATTACTTTAAATAATAATGAACCTGTTTTTGATGCTGCAAATATATTAAGATGTAATAATGACATTTTATATTTAGTATCTAACACAGGAAATTTGAAAGGCGCTAAATGGTTACAAAATTTATTAGGTAATGAATATAAAGTTCATACCATAGAGAATGTTTATTCTTACATACATATTGATTCAACAATTGCACTACTAAGAGAGGGTTTGTGTTTATTAAATCCAGAAAGAGTAAATGAAAATAACATACCCAAATTTCTTAAATCATGGGATAAAATATGGTGCCCTCCAATGGTAGATATTGGATATCATAAAACAATTCGAGCATCGATTTGGATTGGGGTTAATCTCTTGTCTATAGATGATAAGACCGTAATTGTTGACAATAGACAAATTGAATTAATCAAAGAATTAAAAAAATATAAAATAGAAACATTGGATTGTAAAATTAGACATTCAAGAACGCTTGGTGGTTCTTTTCATTGTGTCACAACTGAATTATTAAGAGACTAATATGAAAATTATAATATTCGGTGGGGCTGGTTACATAGGTACTAAATTATGTAAAAAATTAAAAGATAATGATAATAATATCACAATATATGATTCATTTAAATTTAATGATCCATTAAAAGTTGAATTTGTTGATAAAATCATAGAAGATGATATTGCAAATATTAATGTTCACAGAGACTTATTTGAAGACGTTGATAAAATTATTTACTTAATCTCACCAAGATTAGATGAAATTGTAGATGAAAAACAAATTGAGGTAGAATTAAAAAATTTAAAGGGCGTTTTAGATTTAGTGAGGGATAATACACATTTTTATTTTACTAGTAGTTGCAGTGTTTACGGAGTAACACAAAATTATGTAAACGAAACTTCACCTGTTATGGTCACAGGTTTATATTCAAAACTAAAAATAGAATCAGAGAATTTAATATCAAAATATGAAAATTTAAATTATGTCATTCTTAGATTATCGACATTATATGGAGAAGGAGATATTTTAAGAAATGATATTCTAATTAATAATTTAGTTGATTGTTATAGAAATAATAAAAAAATTGAAATTTTTGATTCAAATGCAAGTAGACCTCACTTACATATAAGTGATTGTATTGAATTATTTTTATATGTTATGTCATTTGATTTTGATAATAAAATAATAAATGTTGGTTTTAATGAATTAAACATAACAAAAAAAGAACTAATAAGTAAAATTGAAAAATCATTAAATAAAAAACTTAAAGTATCATACTACGAAACAAAAGATAGTAGATCATATGTTGTTGATTTTAGTCTTTTAAAAAAATTATTACCAATGAATTTTATATCTATAAAATATTCACATGGTATTTTCAATTTATATTTCAGTAAAAAATTGATATTCAGTTTGGAAGATTGGGATAGTATAATAAACTATCATAGACCAAATGGGTCATCAAGAACATGGTACTTAGAGGAAACGGGTACAATGACTATACCAAAAATGTGGGGTAATTGGAATGTTTTCAATACCGAAAAAAATAATAAATTATTTAATCAAAGTGTTTTCAAAGAGTTAGTTACGCCGTCTTTTTATCAGGATTGTGTAGAGCTTTTAACTAAAGAAAAATTAGGAGACAATGATCACATTTATTTTATAAATATTTATGATCCTTCTTTTTTCGTTAACAATTTAGAAGTCGGATTTAAATGTATTTCTGAACAATATATGAACGACATTAGAAAATATAAATCCGCAATTATTATGATGAATATTATGGAGGGATATAGCGGAATTGATAATAATTATGATTTAGAAATTATAAATAAATGGATAGAACAATCTAATTTACCACATAGCAATGTGCACTATTTTTCAGGTAATTTACTTATTGACGAAATTAGAAAAATCAAAAATTTAAAATTCAAATGTCACGGAATATCATCATTCGATTTTTGGTTAAATTACATTGATGTTAAATATTATAACACTATAGAATTTAAACCTAAAAAAGATAAATTTCATTTTTTAACATATAACAGAAACCCAAGAAGACACAGAGTTTTATTACTTTCAAGATTGTGTCAAAATAATCTATTAGAATACGGTAAAGTCAGTTGTCAAAAATTTGATGAAAAAAGATTTATTAATGAAACTTGGTATGATTTAGCATCTAACTTAAATAATTTTACTCCAATAATAATTGATAAATCATTAGAAATAAATTGGGCAAATGATTTAACATTAAATGATTATGAGGAAACTTTTGTATCGATAGTCACAGAGACATTAGTAGATAAAAATACATTATTTATTTCTGAAAAGACATGGAAGCCCATAGCACTTGGACACCCATTCATTATTCTTGGTAATACTGGTACTTTAAAATTTTTAAAAGAAAATGGGTTTAAGACATTTGATAATTGGTTTGATGAATCATATGATGTATCCGAAAGTTTAGAAGAAAAAGTCGAAATAATAGTCAATATAATTGAGTCAATTAAAAATAAGACGGTTGAAGAACTCATTCAAATTAGAGAAGAGATGAAAAAAATATGTGAACACAATAGATATAGATTTATAGAAATGCAACGTGATAAATATACATTCGATGGTGAAGTTGGTAATGGTTTAAAAGAGGTACAATTAAAAATATTCGAAATATATAATTCATTAAATAGAAAATTGATTTAATTAATATATGAAGAAAATTAATTTAGTATATGATAAATGGGATAATGAAAAAAATTACCCATATCCTAATTTACATGAAACTTTAGGTTCGAATAGTTTTAGGGATGAGTCTGGATTTTTTGATTTTTATGAGAGATATTTTCATGTTAGACACAAATTTGAAAGAAATTCTTTACCAATAAAAAGAAATAAGATTGAAGACGTTTATAAATCCCCACAAGAAAAATTTTATTATTTTATAAAAATATCTATTGGCATTGATGAAGTATTCGAACATAAAGAATCTTCATTTTCTGATGAGGTTATCAAATGTTTGAAAGATTGTCCTAATTTAAATGTGGTATTTTTATCTGAACATGAAGGAGACAAAGAGCAGAGTTTTATAACATTATTAAATGTAATTAAAAATTTATCTTTGAATGAGAAACAGTTTTATATTTTAAATAATAATAGTAATTTAAACAACTATAAATTCAAGTTTAAATCAGATATTAATACATTCAGATTAAATCTAATACCACTAACTTGTAATAGTGTTTTTTCTGAAGTAAAAGTAGAATTTAATACAAATAAAATCGGAAAATTTTTTATATGTCAAAATAGATCACAAAAGGCTCATAGATATGCAGTTTTATCCTTATTGAAAAAAAATAATATATTAGACAATACAAATTGGTCATTAACGTCTGGTCAAAAGAGAAATAAAGACGATTGGGGATTTCTTGATTGTATTTTTGATGAAAAAGAAATAGACGAACTAAAAGAAGAAATTGATTATTTTTATAATATTGAAATTAAAATTAGTGATTTTGAAGATTCAAAATGGTTTAAGATTGGAAACGGAGACATTAATAGAGACGGATTTCCCGAATTGGGTGGATCTGCTGGCGAATCAGGTGGAATGATGTTACCTGAACATAGTATAGCATACAATAATTCATATATAAACATAGTGACCGAGACTGAATTTATGGACGAAAATAATACTATTCATATCAGTGAAAAATCGTTTCGTCCATTTGCCTTTTATCAGATACCAATAATCATATCAACGCAGAACCACATAAAAAAGATGAAAGAGGAATTTGGATTTGATTTTTTTGACGATTTAATAAATCATAGTTACGATGAATTACCAAAACTTAGGGAAAGAATAAACGGTGCTTTAAGTGAGATTATAAGACTAAACAATAATAAAGAATTTATTATTGATTTTTATGGTAAAAATAGAGATAGATTTGAAAAGAATCGTGAAATTGTGTGTAAGATTCCTGATAAATTAGACGATTATAATTTTTTTAAATCTTTAATGTCTTGAGATTAATTTGTTTTGGTGATAGTTGGACTGCGGGTCACGGAATTGAAAAAGATAGTCAATTTAAAAAAATTGCTCATCCACCAATCTTTATTCAAAAACTTAGAAATCAAAACTCTTGGCCAAGATGGGTTGCAGAGAGAATGTCAGTTGAATATGTTAATATGGGCGTTTGCGGTTACGGTAATTCATACATTCTAAAAGATATTACAGAGTGTGTTAATAATAATTTTTTAGAAAAAGAAGATATTATTATCGTAATCTTTTCATATCCATATAGATATATAAAAGACGATAATGACGTGGTTAAATTATTTTGGGAAGTTGAAAAAATATTAAAAGATTATAAACATTTTTATTTTAATTCGTTTTTTCCAATGTTTAAGGAAGAAGATTTTGATATTTCAAAATTACCCGAAAGTTATATAAATCCTAACACATGTATCTCTGAAGTATTAAAAGAATACGAAATCAAAAACGATATTTCAGTATGGGAATATGAAAGTAGAAGTGTTTGGAATGACAATAAAAATTTTTGGGAAGGGGATTATCATCCGAATTTAATTGGATATAAAATAATAGCCGATTTCATTTACAATAAAATAATTGATAAAATATGACGGCTCAAGAATACATATTAGCGAACTATTTAGAAAATTTTATAAAAAAAATAAATGAATATAATCCTGTCTTACCAAATAATAGTGATTACTACGCTGTAATTGTGGAACCCAGAATTAACCCTAAAATGTTATCTATAATAATAAATCATTTATATTTTTTAAATAATAATGATTCAAATATAAAATGGGGATTACAAGTTTTTCATGGAGTTGATAATCAAGATTTTACATATGACATATTAAAAGATATTAAAAATGTTGATTTTGTAAATACGGGAGTTAAAGACTTCACCAAAATTGAATACAATCAATATATGAAGTCTTATGAATTTTGGAAACAGGTTAAAGGTAAAAAAATTCTAACATTTCAAACCGACACCCTACTTATGAGATGTGGTATTGACGATTTTTTAAAATTTGATTACATAGGGGCACCGTGGACTAAACCAAAAGAAAATAAGTTTATAGGTAATGGTGGACTATCTCTTAGAACAAAAGAAGTGATGTTAGATATTTCTAACAAACACAAAGATTACGAACCAAGATGGGAAGATATATTTTTTGTAAAATGGTTGAATGATAATCAATTACCTAATATAGAAACCGCAATGAGATTCAGTGTGGAGAATTTATACCACCCAAAACCATTTGGTTTACATAACCCAATTAATATCCCACACCATTTGTTGGAATTAATCTTAAACGATTCCTTGAATAATATTTAAATTAAGATATTTTTTTTATATATTATCATTTATGGATTTACAATATAAATGGCCACTTATAAATGATAATATTTCACAATCAGATAGGGTGGCTTTAAGTGATTTTTTATTGTTAAATAAAAGATTAACTAATGGTGAAAAAGTAAGAGAATTTGAAAATATATGGTCTAACTGGTTGGGTATTAAACACTCAACAATGGTTAATTCGGGATCATCTGGTAATTATATTTCAATTGCGATAGTAAAAGAATTAATGGGAATTGGAGAAGTAATTGTCTCTCCGTTGGGATGGGTTTCAGATGTGTCCTCTATTACTCAACTTGGAATGAAACCAGTGTTTGTTGACATTTCCCTTTCCAATCTTTCAATCACAACCGAAAATATTAAGAAGGCAATAACAAATGAGACTAAAGCAATTGTTATAGTTCATTGTTTGGGATTTAACGCAATTGATGACGAATTATTAAGAATAGTGAAAGAAAAAAACATTTTATTGATTGAAGATTGTTGTGAATCTCATGGTGCAACATATAACAATAAAAAGGTAGGTACATTTGGTGACATGTCTATTTTTTCATTTTTCTTTGGACATCATATCACAACAGTTGAGGGTGGAATTATTTGCTCAAATAACGATAAGATAAATGAATTGGCAAAACTTTTTCGATCACATGGAATGACAAGAGAAGTATCCAAAGAAACACAAATTTACTATCAAAAAGAATATCCTCATTTAAATCCTCTTTTTACGTTTGTTGTGCCTGGTTTTAATTTAAGGAGCACTGAGATGAATGCTGTATTAGGTATTGAACAAATGAAAAGAATCGATAGTAATATTGAAAAAAGAAGACATAATTTAAATGTGTGGTTGAATCACTTAGATAAAAATAAATTCATAACTGAATTTGATTTAATTGGTAACAGTAATTTTGCATTACCGTTAATTATGAGACCCGAATATATTGACAGATTTAAGATTAATGACGATTATACTGGCGTTTGTGATATTTTATTTTTAAGTGGAGTTGAATATAGATTAGGTACTTCAGGAGGTGGAAATCAAGTTTTACAACCATACTTAGAAAAATGTGACTATCGTGTTGTTGGTGAATTAGATAACGTAAATTATATACATAACAATTCATTGTACGTTGGTAACCACACGGATTTAACCGACGAACAAATTGTAAACTTAGTAAAAAAATTAAATGATGTTTGAGAATCAAAAAGTATTAGTAACCGGTGGATCAGGAATGATTGGTAGGTCACTCGTAAATTTATTATTAAAAAGAGGTGCAATTGTAACAATTGCCGACTTGACTAAACCCGTTGACTTACCCGAAGGTGTAGAATTCACACAAGTCGATTTGAGGTTCTTTGATAATTGTTTAGATATATGTAAAGGAAAAGATTATGTCTTTCATTTAGCCGGAGTTAAAGGATCCCCAAAGATGTGTATTGAACAGCCAGTGGATTTTATGGTACCAATGTTACAGTTTAATACAAACATGACACAAGCAGCATTTGAATCTAATGTTAAGTGGTATCTGTATACGAGTTCAGTTGGTGTTTATTCACCCGCCGAAGTTTTTTATGAAGAGAGTGTTTGGGAAACATTCCCCTCACCAAATGACAAATATGCGGGATGGGCAAAAAGAATTGGTGAACTACAAACAGAAACATATAGTAAACAATATGGATGGGATAAAATTTCAATTGTAAGACCCGCAAATGTTTATGGTCCTTATGATAATTTTAACCCAAATAATGCGATGGTGGTACCGTCACTCATAAGAAAGGCACAGGAAAGTGATGTGCTTGAAGTTTTTGGTGATGGTTCACCTATTCGCGATTTTATTTATTCTGATGATGTTGCAAGAGGTATGTTACATGTCGTTGAGAATAAAATAACCGACCCGATTAACTTAGGTTCAGGTGGTGGTTATAGTATTAAAAACTTAGTTGAATTGGTTTTAAAATATTCAGGTAGAGATATTCCGGTAAAATGGTTAACTGATGCACCAAGTGGAGATAGTAAAAGACTAATGAGTGTGGATAGAATGAAAAAGTACGGATTAGAAACAACAATATCATTAGAGGAAGGTATTAAACTAACGACAGAATGGTTTTTAAACAATAAAGAAATTTTAGATAAAAGATATAACCCATTTGTAAATCATTAATATGGAAAATTTTTTAAAAGGAAAAAAAGTTGTAGTCACTGGTGGTTCAGGTTTTATAGGTACACACTTTCTCAAAGAATTAGTTCATAGAGGTGCTAAAGTAAGGACATCAACGAATGAATCATTATTACAATTTGACACAGATAAAGTCATCGTTTATAGTGGTATTAACTTATTATCTCTTGATGATTGTATTAAATTGACAGTAGGTGCCGATTATGTAATTCATTGTGCCGGTGAAGTTGCTCATCCATCATCAGTACCAACAGATGTTCAAATATCACTTAAACAATTAAATTTAATTGGTAATGTACTTGAAGCCTGTGCAAAAAATGGTGTTAAAAGATTTCTAGATTTAAACAGTTCTACTGGATATCCTGATATTAGAAGACCAATAACTGAAGATGAATATTGGGTTGATGAACCATATAAATCATATTACGGATATGGGTGGATGAGAAGGTATCGTGAAAAGTTAATGGAACACGTTTCCAAATTTTCAGGATTAGAAATCGCACTTGCAAGATGTACAGCAATATTCGGACCAAACGATAATTTTAATTTGAAAAATTGTCATGTCGTACCGGCGCTGATTAAAAGAGTATTAAGTGATGAAAATCCTTTTACCGCTTGGGGAAGTCCTGACGTTGTTAGAGATTTTTTGTATGTTAAAGATGTGGTAGATGGTGCATTGTTGATATTAGAAAAGGGGGAATCAATGAGACCATATAATTTAGGATATGGTGGTGGTATCACAATTGGTGAAATATTAGATACAATATTAAAAGTGACAGGTAAAAATCCCGAAATTAATTGGGACAATTCAAAACCAACTACAATTCCCTTCAGAGCTGTTAATACAGACAGAATAAAAAATGAATTAGGGTTTGAACCTAAATATACTTTTGAACAAGGTATAAAAGAAACTCTAAAATGGTATAATGAATATGGTCAACTATAGATTTTACAAAAACGTACTTTTAATAAATCCGCCAGGCCCTACACAAAATCTTAAGGATGTGTCTGACCTCATTGAAGAAATCAAACCAAGTGGTCATATAATTATTTGGCAACCTTGGGAGGCATTCGATGAAAGATTCTTGGATTATTTAGAGTATAATTATAAAGATAACAAAAAACATCTTGAAAAATACCAATATTTCGAAAATACATTAGTAAAAAATAATATACAATGTTATCTTTTAGTTGGATGTGATTATAGTGAAGCCTATTCAAATATTAACACCAATCCCATAAAAAATTTTGAAGTCATTTTTTGGCCCACCGCTTTGTTGCATTATACTTTTTATGGGATGACATCTTTTTATAAAAAAGAACCCGCACAATTATTCGACCCTCAAAAGGTAATTAAAAAACTTTATTTGAATTTGAACAACCACGATAGGAATCATCGATGTATGTTGATGGATTATCTTTGTAAATATGGATTGTTTGATTATGGGATAAACACGTGGAATTACCCAGACGCTCCATGGAATTTTGAATATTTTACTCCGAGAAAATTAACCTTTGAAATTGATAAAGATGAAAGGCAGACTCATCAGGTTTTTTCTTCAGAATTACTCAATGCTGGAAATCTGATTGATATCGTGAGTGAGACTGCCCCCGGTTGTACGGTGAGTCGTGGAGGGGAAAACACAGAATATATGTTTCATACTGAAAAAACTTTCAGAAGTATTTTATTTGGAAATCCCTTTTTAGTTTTAGGTAATCGAAATCAAAATGACAATCTGAGAAAATATGGTATAGGATTGTATAGTAAAATATTCAATTATGATTTTGATGATAGTGACTCTATAAAATTAAGATGCTTAGGAATAATAGATAATTTGTTTGGCATCAAAGATAAAAATTACAACGAAATTAGAGACCACATTCTCGGGGTCGCCCAAGCAAATATTTACACAGCGACTAGAATTGTTTATTATGATAAATATATACCAAGTATATTAAAATCTTTAGTTGGTGAAAACCGAGAAGAATATAAAATTTTACTTCGTGATTTCGATGCTAACTATGCTGAATCTTTCGGGTTACCGAATAATTGGAGTTTAACTGAAAAAATGTTCAAAGAAATATATCAATGAATGTATTAATTACAGGTGTTTTAGGAATGGTTGGTTCACATATGTTGGATTTTCTTTTAGAAAAACCAAACATAAAAATTTATGGATTCTGTAGATGGAATGAATCTATGGACAACATTGAACATTTGACCGAAGTGATAAATAAAAAAGACAGAGTCGAACTAATTTATGGGGATTTAAATGATTACGCATCAATACAATGTGCAATAGAAAAATCAAAACCTAATTATGTTTTTCACTTAGGAGCACAATCCTACCCTCAAACAAGTTTTGATTCACCAATTGAAACATTACAGACAAATATTATTGGGACTACTAATCTTTTGGAAGCAATTAGAAAATCGGAATATAAAGATGCTTTAATACATGTTTGTGCATCAAGTGAAATTTTTGGTAGAGTACCTGAACACAAATTACCGATTGATGAGGAATGTAGTATACATCCCGCTTCACCTTATGCAATATCTAAGGTTGGTACTGATCTTATTGGTAGATATTACGCCGAAGCTTATAGTATGAAAATCATGACTACAAGAATGTTCACTCACACAGGACCAAGAAGAGGAGATGTTTTTCACGAATCGACTTTTGCAAAACAAATTGCAATGATTGAATCGGGACTACAAGAACCAAAAATATTGGTAGGTAATCTTAATTCACTTAGAACATATGCGGATGTCAGAGACGCTGTTAGGGCATATTGGTTGCTATTAACAATAAACCCAATATCGGGTGAATACTACAACATCGGAGGTAATTTTACCTGTAGTGTTGGTGAAACATTAGAATATCTTTTATCAAAATCTAAAGTGTCAAATATTGAAGTGGTATTAGATATGAATAGATTTAGACCAATTGATGCTAACCTACAGATACCTAACACAACAAAATTTAAAAACCATACGGGATGGGAACCAGAAATACCTTATAATAAAACAATGGAAGACCTATTGGATTATTGGAGATTAAGAATAAATAACGGTCGTAAATTTTTAAACAGATAAAATAATGTCAGAACGTAAGTACTTACCAACATTAGCAGAATTAATTGACAGAATGAGTATTTCTCAATTAAAAGAACAGTTCATACCTGAACATAAAGAGGAGTATGCTCAAGAAATTAGAGATATTAAACATGATATTGATTTAATATTAAAAAATAGTGATGAATTAATAATGGCCGAGACGATAAGGGCAATTGTTGTATTAGCTCAAACCAATTTACATATTTGGCATAATGAATCCAACTATAGAAAATACGGTAAAACAGAAGATACTAACTTAGAATTAACACACGGTCTAAATGGTGTCAGAAACGCCGCCAAAAATAAAATTCAAGAAATTGTTGGGGGTAGAAAAGACTATAAAACAGATTGTCTTGCCTCCGAATTTAAAGATTGGGGAATTAGTTGGGAATAAAAAATTTATGAATAACATTAAAACAGAGCTTGTTGAATTAGGATACTCGATTATTGATGATTTTCTTCAATTAGAAGATGCAATTAAATTGAATAAATTGTTTGTCGACAATAATAGTTGGGAAAAAAGTATTCAAAAAAGAGAGGAACACTATTCACATGTTTTTAAATCAAATTCACCATATCTACCAAAAAATGGAGAAATTTATACATCAAGTTTTAGTAGGTCACAAGAACTAGAGTCAAATGATGAAATATTAAAATTATTCAATAATAATTTTATTAACCTATTAAAAAATGTGTCTCCATTTGAGTTAAATGATTTTGATATTAGATGTTATAAATTAGATGAGGGTGATCATTATAGGACTCATATGGATGATTATGCTGGTAAAATAAATGCTATTTATTATGTTAACAAAGATTGGGTTTGGGATTGGGGTGGAATGTTAAACATATGTTCTGATGTTGATTACGAGTTTAATAAACAAATTTTTCCGAGATTCAATAGAGTGGTGTTATTGAACAATCAGGTTTTTAGACAACCGCATTTTGTAAGTACTGTTCAACCATACGCAAATAATCCAAGATTCAGTATTGTGTCATTTAATAAATAATATGAGTTATAAAGATAAAAAATGGGATGAATGGAATGTTTCTTATTTGAAAACATTCGGATGTGAAGTACCAATCTTTACACCATCAATTTATAGAGAATATCGAGGAGAAATATTTTCAACTTTTCATTCACAAAAACATCCTGTTTTATTTAATATTCATTATGACATAAATGAAATTAATTTTCATACTAAGTTTTCAAAATCCCACAAGGGTGTTTTGAGGGGTTTACATTATGACAAGAAGAGTTGGAAATTAATACAAGCAATCCAAGGTGAAATTTATTTAGTGGTTTTAGATGTTAGAAATGGTTCGAGCACATTTGGTAAATGGGAATCTTACTTACTTTCTGAAAAAACAAGAGACCAGGTTTTAATACCACCAGGTTTTGCAAACGGACATTATGCAGTTACTGATTGTATGTTTTATTACAATTATTTTTATAATGGTGAATATGTTGACGAAAATCAACAAGGAGTAATTAAATGGGATGATAATAATTTTAATATCGAATGGCCAACAAATAATCCAATATTACAAAAAAGAGATAAATGATTAAAAATTTAGAACAATATCCGATTGTTAATAAACCTCTATGGGACACATACGGATTAATTGGTTTTGAGAAAAAAATCGCCGACCATTGGGAGTCAGGTAGGATAAGAGGACCTGTTCATTTAAGTGGAGGAAATGAAAAACACCTTATTGAAATATTCAAAAGAGTGAAAAAAACAGATTGGGTTTTCTCAACTTGGAGATCTCACTATCATGCTCTATTAAAAGGTGTACCCTCTGAATGGTTAGAACAAGAAATAGTAGAAGGTAGGTCAATAACAATAATCAATCAAGAAGAAAAATTTTATAGTTCGGCAATAGTGGGTGGTATTATTCCAATAGCAACAGGAGTTGCGATGATTAATAAAAGAGAAAATAAAGACAATATCGTATGGTGTTTTGTTGGTGACATGACATTTGAAACCGGTACATTTATGGAAAACTATAAGTACGTAAAGAATTTTAATTTACCAGTTAGATTTGTAGTTGAAGACAACGGCGTATCAACGAATACACCAACAATAGAAACATGGAATAAAAAATCGGATATACCTAATGATGTTGTTTATTATGAATACAATAAACAATGGCCACATTATGGTACAGGAAAATTTGTGGTATTTTAAAATGAAAAAAATAGTTGTCTTAGGTGGTGGAGGATTTATTGGTGGACATCTTTCAAAACGATTAAAAGATGAAGGTCACTATGTGCGTTCGGTTGACATAAAAAGACACGAATATTTCCAAGAAAAAGAATTATGTAATGAGTTTTTCTTGGGTGATTTACGTGAACCAAATTTTGTTAAAAGAGTATTGTTCTCACCGGATGATAACGATTCATTTGACGAGGTCTATCAAATGGCTGCTGATATGGGTGGTGCTGGGTATATCAACACAGGAGAAAATGATGCAGAAGTTGTTCATAACTCTATGTTGATAAATCTGAATGTTTTGAATATAGGTGCTAAGCTAAAAGTAAAAAAATTTTTCTTTTCTTCCTCTGCTTGTGTATACAATGAACATAATCAATTGAATCCTGATGCACCTGTTTGCGAAGAATCGTCAGCGTACCCCGCGAATCCAGATAGTGAATATGGTTGGGAAAAATTATTTAGTGAAAGATTATATACAACTTTTAAAAGAAACTATGGTGTGGATGTTAGGATAGGAAGATTTCATAATGTATTTGGACCAAATGGAACATATGATGGTGGAAAAGAAAAGGCACCTGCGGCAATTTGTAGAAAAGTATCCAAATGTGAAAATGGTGGTATCATAGAAATATGGGGGGACGGTAAACAAACTCGGTCATTTCTATATATTGATGAATGTTTGGACGGCGTTTTAAAACTAATGGAGTCAGATTATGATAAACCAATTAACATTGGTAGCGAAGAAATGATTTCCATAAACGACATGACAAAATTAATTATCAATATAAGTGGTAAAGACATCTCAATTAAGAATGTAAATGGACCACAAGGTGTTAGAGGTAGGAATAGTGATAATAGATTAATTGAAAAGGTTTTAAATTGGAAACCAAACAAACCATTAAATGAGGGATTAATAAAAACATATCAATGGATAAACAAAGAAATAAATGAGAAAATTTAATGTTTTATACGATAGTTCTGTTGAGGGTAATAAAGACTTAATTGTAAATACGATGTATGGTTACAAGATTGAGGAAATCGAGTTTATTGATATCAATGATATTGTAATAAATGAGTCTGAAAAATATTATTCAATTCTTGTAACCGGTTTTTATATTGAACCTTATTTTTTAAATTATAAATCGTTACCAATACCACATAAGACAAAAAACCTTATGAGAAAACATAAAAATGTTTTTTCGGTTTTTTTGTCTGAACATGAATCTGATAATGATAGAGTGATAATTTGTTTAGAAGAGCAATCAAAAAATGAAAATTTAAATACCGAACAAATTATTTTAATAAATGGAAATGAAATTATTGATGGGTTGGTGTCAGAATCAAATAGTAAAATAAAGGTACACACATCAAATAGATTACCATTGGTTGCGGTGGAAGGTATGAACACATTTAAGTATAATTTTGAAGAAAATAGAAAAAATACTTTTATGTGTTTTAATAGAATGAATAAATGTCACAGACTTGCTTTATTGGTATTATTAAGGAATGAAGGTATTTTAGATGAAATTGATTGGTCACTACTTAGAGGTAATGAAATAAAAGAAAGATACATCAATTTAGATGGTTCATATTCTTATATCTTATTCTTAGATGTATTAGATAAAGATGATATAAAAAAATATAAAGAACATATTGATTATTTGGTAAATTATGGTATTAAAAATAGTATAAATGAAACCGATTACAAAATAGACGAGCCTCCGTATTTTATTGATTTTTATAAATCTTATGAAATGAATCCATATAAACATTCGTATGTAAATTTAGTTACCGAAACAAGTTATCATAGTGAGAAAGTAATTCATATAACAGAAAAATCTTTAATTCCATTTTATTATTCTCAAATAGGATTAATATTAGGTAGTTGTGGTCATAATGAAAGATTCAAAGAAAAATATCAATTAGATATGTTTGAGGATATTATCGATTATTCATTTGATAAAGAAAAAGACAATAGAGAAAGGTTATTTTTATATTTTGAGCAAGTCAAAAAACTTAAACAAATTGACTTTAAAAAATATTTCTCAGAAAATAAGAAAAGATTTGAATCGAATATGAAAAGAATAAAAAATATCGTAAACGATAAAAAAGATTATAATTTTTTTAAAAGTTTAATATGACAAGTTATAAAGAAGAATTAACACAAATGATGACTAAGATTGGTCAAATTGATAAAACAATTTTTATTGGTCAGCAAATCCTGTTTCCTGGTAATCCTATGAGTTCTACACTTGATGGTGTACCTAAAGAAAAATTAATAGAAGTACCGGTTATGGAAGACACACAAATGGGTATGTCTTTGGGTATGTCTATGAATGGATATCATGTGGTAACCTTCTACCCAAGATGGGATTTCCTAATTTGTGCAACGAATCAACTTGTAAATCATGTTGATAAAATAAAACTGATGAGTAATAATAAGTGGTTACCAAATATGATTATAAGGGTAGGTAAAGGATCAGACGTACCATTAGACCCCGGACATCAACATAAGGGTAATTACATCAATCAATTTAAAACTATGTGTCCCAACATACAGATACATGAATTATTGGAAGTGAAAGATATTAGAGCCACGTATGAGAATGCAATAAATAATGGAGGTATACATCTAATTGCGGAATATCCACAATTGTATAGTACCACTTAAATTTAGTTAAATGAAAATTGTTCACACATATATCAAAACTAAGAATGGTACCGGATTTAATGAGTACACCGCCTATTCTATGTTATTATCTGTTTTATTGGCTAAAAAACATTATGAAAGAGTAGAACTTTATTGTAATCAAGAAATACATGATATTGTAAGAGAAATAGGAATACCATACACAAATATTAATGTTGAGGTATTGAAGGACGTAAATGTCGACACCTTCTCAATACCCAAATTAATGGTATATTCATTACAAGAAGAACCTTTTATACATATAGATTTAGATACCTTTTTATTCAATAAACTTCCTGAATTAGATAGGAACACTATTTGGGGTTGTTACCCAGAGGGTTCTGGTGAATATATTGGATATACAAAAAACACAACAAATTTTTTCACAACATACCTACAAGGAGCGTTCAAGATACAAAACGACGTGCCCGAAGAATTTTTAGAGTTTGTTAAATTCAAAGATGTAATGAATATGTGTGTATTTGGTGGTTATAATTTTTCCTTAATTAAAAGAGCGTCTCAATATTGTTTAGAAATATATAATAAAAACAAGGAATTCTTCGATTCTGACTATTATTATTCTTGTATCATAGAACAACTATTTATTCCATCAGCAGTAAGGTATATGGTTAACAGTAAGCTATCAGCAAGAAAAACAGATAGTGAATTGTTTACATTCTTTTTTGATAAAAACCCCACTTTAATTCATTACGAGGAAAAGAAACAAATGTATCCATTTATAATTGAATCGAACAGACAAATTTTAAATATTAAGAATAGGGATGACATATTTAAAAATATTTCTTATAATTTCAATGGTTTTTTTCATCTAAATGGATATAAAACCATAAAAGAATTGATGTTTTTAATTAAACAAAAACTAATACAAGATTTCGGAGCGGTAAATGAGGTTATTAAAATAGATAGAAAATTTAATGAGGTCGGTAATTGTTTAGAATCAACAGAAAATTATATGGATTATTTACAAACACAAATGGAGAATATTAATAAAATAAAAAATGGTGTTTATAAAAACTAATAATTATTATTATGTATACTATTGGGGTTTCCGCATATTATCACGATTCGTCCGTTTGTTTATTTCAAGACGGTAACTTAATTTTTGCTTGTGAAGAGGAAAAATTCACAGGTATTAAACACGACTCGTCTTTCCCCAAAGAATCTTTAAAATATGTTTTTCAAAACTATAATTTAAGTAAAGAAGACATTGAGTGTGTTTGTTATTATGAAAATCCACTATTGAGATTCAAAAGAAAAAAATCTTTTTTAAAATCACTCGTCAATAATATAAAGGTTAGATACAATTTAGGTAAAATAAGTAAAAAAATATTTTACACTCCTCATCACATGTCTCATATGATGTATTCATATGGTTCATCTAACTTTAAGGAGTCTTTAGTTGTGTCGATAGACGGGGTAGGAGAAACTTCTACCGTGTCCATTGGAATTGGTAAAGATGGGTTAGTTGAACAAATTAAGACAATAGAGTATCCACATTCTTTGGGATTATTCTATTCCGCAATGACTGCATACTTAGGATTCAAACCGAATGAAGGTGAGTACAAAGTTATGGGTTTAGCTTCGTATGGTGATCCGTCACAATATAGAGACGAGGTATCTAAGTTGATTAAATTTGAAAATGGTCAAATCATATGTAACATGGATTATTTTTCATGGGATGTATCTGATATTACAATGTTTAATCATAAATTAGAAGATGTTATAGGTTTAGGACCGAGAGACGTAAAAGATGCGATTGAGCCATCACACAAAAATTTAGCGGCTTCTATACAAGAAAAATATGAAGAAGTTTTTTTTAAATTATTAGAAAATTCTAAAGAATTATATAACTCAGATAACCTTTGTTTGGGCGGTGGATGTGCATATAATGGAACCGCCAACGGTAAAATAGTTAACAAGGGTATGTTTAAAAAATTGTGGATACCACCGGCACCATCTGACGCAGGAAACGCGATAGGCAGTTGTTTATACTATTTAAGAAAAATAAAAAATATTAAAATAAAACTATCAACAACCCCCTTTTTGGGACCTAGTTATACTACAAAAGAAATATCTAAAGTGTTAAATGAATACAAACTTTTGGTCCAATATGAACATTTAGAACATCAACAATTATTAACAAGAGTTGCGAATCATATTTCCCAAGGTAAGGTTATCGGATGGTTTCAAGATAGGATTGAATTCGGTGCAAGAGCATTAGGTAACAGATCAATACTTGCTGACCCAACTCATCCTGAAATGAAAAACCAAATAAATCGTGTTATCAAAAAAAGGGAAGGATTCAGACCATTTGCACCTATGGTTTCATTTGAGAACCAAAGTGAATATTTCGAGTCAAAGGAATATGTTCCTTATATGAATCAGGTAGTTATGGTTAAAGAGAAATACAGGGATAAACTACCCGCGGTGACACACGTTGATGGTACGGCTAGAATTCAATCAGTGATACCAATGAATCCTATTTATAGATTATTAAAGAAGTTTCAAGAGAAAACGGGATATCCCATATTACTAAACACATCTTTTAATATTAAAGATAAAACAATGGTATTAACACCTGAAGATGCAATAATAACTTTCTTAGATACTGAAATGGATGTTTTGGTATTAGGAAATTTTATAGTTTTTAAAAAATAAATTATGATAACTAAATTAATTAATTGGGTTAAAAATAAACTCAAGGAGAGAAAAAAGAAAAAAGAATTTCAAAAAAAATTAGAGGAGTTAAGAAAACGTGATCCTTTTATATATAAACACTAATCTTAATGAAACCCGCCTTTTTGACGTTCATATATGGTGATGAAACTTATGTGAAATTTGGTTCAAAACTGTTATCTAAGTTTAAACAAAACGGATATGAAACCTTTGTGTATACTGAGAAAAAAAACCAATTTATCGGGCACAATGTAATTTCTTATGAAGAAAATACATTTTCATATCACCATAAAATTTTTGCTGTAGAGAAACTACACGACTTAGGTTATAAAGAAATATTACTAATCGACGCTGATTTAATTATCAACGACGATGTTTTTTTTAATCTATTGATAGATATCAAATTTGAAGATGGTATTTCATATACCCGTAACGGACTATCAAAAAATTTAGAAGAATTTATAGGTGATATAAATTTGGATGTATACAAAGAATCCATAAAAAAATATAATTTAGAAAATTTAAATTTAATACAATCTGTTTGGGAAGATATTATATATTTTAATTTAAATAATATAGATTGTAAAAAATTCTTCGATTATTATCATGAACTAACTGATATAAAACATGAGTTTGATAAAGGCATAAGAAAGAGTGACCGATTTGGTGATCAAGAAGGATACACAATAGTAATTGCTTCAAAACTATCAAACACACCAATACAGATAAACGAAGACCTCAGAAAAATATCCACCAATATTATTGCATCAAATTACACCTATGACAATGATATAATAAAACCAATTCTAAGCGAATTAGATATTATAATACCATATAGAAAAGATAGTGAGGAAAGAAAATTAAATCTATTAAAAGTAGTTGACTATTATAAAAAACATTTCAAGGATACGAATTTTATAATTTCCGAACAGGGTACTGAATCAACCATTGAAACAGACGGATTCGAGTATACTTTTAGAAAAAAGGATTTACCACATAATCAATCACAATGTATAAACGATGGTATTAAATTATCAAAAAAGAAATACGTTTGTGTAATTGATTGTGACATTATTTTGTTGGATTACTATAACATATACACATCCCTAAAACAAATGTTTATGGATGAAATTGATTATTGTTTACCGTATACTGAATGTTTTGATTTACCCGATTTTAAAACAAGGGAACCTTGGGGAAAGAAATGTGTCGGCGGTATTTTTATTATTAATAGAAAAAAATTTATTGATGTAGGTATGAATGATGAGGGATTTGTTGGTTGGGGAAGAGAGGATGACGAAAGACATCATAGATTAATTAATAATGGGTTTCGATTTAAAAGAATGACAGGTTATATAATACACTTGTTTCATCCCGACCAAAGAGATATTGTGAAGACAAGTGAAATAAATTTAGACCGTCTAAAAGAAATAACAAATGATAACAGTTATATTAACTAAACACAAAAGGGAGAATTTATTTGAGGAGCAATATGAATCTATTTTATCACAAACAATACCAGTCGATGAAATTCTTATTTGTGATAATACAAAACAAAACACCGGAGTGTGGGGTAGATTTTCTTTAGCACTACATTCTAAAAATCCGTTTGTTTGTGTTATAGACAACGACACAATACCAGGTATAAAATGGTTAGAAAATTGTCTAAATTCGTTTATAATGCAAGAAGGTTTATATGGAACTTGTGGATATGTGTTTAATTCAAATGAAAGATACCAAGACAATTATCAAAGATTCGGTTGGGTAAATCCAAATGAAAAAATTATGCAAGTTGATTATGTTGTTCACAATTGGTTCTTCAAAAAGGAATGGTTAAAATATTATTGGTCAGAGATACCCGATTCAAAATACTGGTTGTGTGGTGAGGATATGAATTTTTCCTATCAACTACAAAAAAGGGGTATCAATACATTCTTACCTCCACACCCTGAAAATGATAAGTCTATATGGGGAAGTATAAAAGGTTGGGAATACGGAATGGGTCCTGAATCTTTGTGGGAATCAAATATCGAAAACTTTAGATTTAATATGTTCGAGTTTTTTGATAACCAAATTAAGAAAGGCTGGAAATTACAATATGAATTACGAGGTTAAAGTTTTATCATTAAAAAGAAGACAAGACAGAAGAGAATATATCACCAATTTAATTGGGGAAAAATATCCTTTTAGTTTTTTTGATGCGTTAGACGGTAAAACAAATTATATACCCGAAGATTTATTTATAGAATCTGACTATCATCTTTGGAATGTCGACCCAAACTGCGTGAGAGCGGTTGCACTTTCAAACATAATGATTTGGGAAGAGTGTTTCAATCAGAATAAAAATATATGTGTTTTTGAAGACGATATTGAATTAATTAATGATTTAACTCTTAATTTGGAAGAGTTGTTTCAAAAAGACTTTGATATATGTTTTTTAAATAATATAACCGAATGGTTTCCAAACTGTTATTGTTATTTAATAAAGCCATATGGTGCAAAAAAATTGATTAACCATTTTAAAAAAAATGGATTTAAACGGAGCATTGATTGGGAGTTAGTTTCACTACCTTCAGATTTTAAAGTTATCCATACAGAACAAAATAATTTCGGGAAAACACCCAACCCCAAGATTTCTAAATCAGACATTGTCACAGAAGGAAATACATATAAGACCATTTGACTTTATCATTGTAATTTAGTATATTATTATCTATGATATACTGGTTTACAGGTCAACCCGCATCGGGGAAAACGACCATAGCAAAACATTTAAAATCTTATTTGAGTAATACCGAGAGAGTTATCCATATTGATGGAGATGATTTACGTAAAATCTTCAACAATAAAGATTATTCTGAAACAGGTAGAAGAAGGAATATAGAAAGAGCTCAAGACATTGCTCGTTTTATGAGTGAAAAGGGATATTCAGTTGTGGTATCACTTGTTTCACCATACAAAGACATGAGAGATAGTTTTAAAAAAGATAATAACGTAATTGAAATTTATGTACATACAAAAGACATAAGAGGAAGGGAAGAATATCACGTTGATAATTACGAACCCCCGACTGAAAATTATGTTGATTTAGATACCACTAACAAAAGAGATGACGAGTCATTCATCGATTTAATTAAATTTATTGATTTATGAAAAAATATGCATTGTACATCGGAAGGTGGCAAAATTGGCACAAAGGACATGAATGGTTAATAAACCAACAATTAGATAAGGGAAAAAACGTTTGGGTGGCAATCAGAGATGTTCCTAAAGACGAAAATAACCCTAAGAAAGCACACGATATTTTAATGGAATTATCAAACACTAAATTTTTTACAGATAACTCTGACAAAATATTCTTGAGTATTATACCCGATATCGAATCTGTAAATTATGGTAGAGGTGTTGGATATGAAGTAATTTATCACGAACCCCCACAAGAAATCGCCGATATAAGTGGGACTAAAATTAGAAAAGGAGAAATAGATGCCACTGGTAAAGAGACACATAGCTAAAAGTATTAGTTATAGATTTATTGGAACATTAACAACAATTATATTAACCGTATCAGCGGGTTTACCATTGAAGTGGGCAGGAATGGTTGGTTTAGGGGAACTTGTAATTAAACCATTGATATACTTTTTACATGAAAGAGTTTGGTATAATTGGATTAAGTATGGTTTAAAAAATAAAATGTAATGTTTACAAAATTTATAGAGGAATTTTTATCAAAAGAAGAATGTGATTATCTAATTAAATTAGGTGAATCAAAAAATCTCATTGATATGAAGTCTTCTAAATTTTTGAATGAAAAAATAATAAATCAAAATTTAGAGTATGTTGGTAATAAAAGAAAAGGTTGTTATTTTATTAACGAAACATTAGAGGATGAATTTATTATTAGTTTAACAAATAAAATAATTAATATTTCAAATAACACAACACCATTTAAATCTATAAAATATGAAAATGTTCTAAAATATTCTTTTAACAAATATTCTAATGGTGATTTTTTAAATTGGCATGAGGATAAACATGAAATAATGGGTGGGGCAACAATTACAATTATTCTTCAATTAAATGATAATTATGAAGGTGGATATGTTAAATATTTAATTGATGGAGTTGAAAATACTCTACCAAAAAAAAGAGGTAGTATTTTTTTATTTGATTCTAATATATCCCACTTTGTTGACGTAATAGAATTAGGAAATAGGTATTCTATAAATGCGTGGCCTACATCAATAAAATCTAAAACACTTATTTAAATGGACAGATTTTGGATTATTAATAATTTTCTAACGGTTGAAGAATCTTCCTACATTTTAGAAAAATATAAATTAGAATTAAAATTAAAAAAGGCGGAAGTAACTATTGATGGGGTTGATGTATCCTCTGAACTTGCAAGAAAGTCTTCGGTTGGGTTTATAGATAACATTGAAATTTTAGATGATAAAATTAAAACTAAATTAGAAGAACTAATAAAAGTTAAAGGTTTTAAAGTTACGGGATTAGGACCGTATCAATTTACAGAATATAAGGTTGGTGAATTTTATAACTGGCACACCGACTCATCAGATAATTATAAAAATAGATTCGTATCAATAGTTTTACAATTGAATGATGAATATGAAGGAGGTTGTTTAGAAATAAGCATAGATAGTGGGAAGAAAAATATAGTAAAATTACAAAAAGGTATTGGTAATTTATTTATATTTTACTCTAATTTATTACATAGAGTAACACCAGTGACCGAAGGGGTCAGATATTCTTTAGTTAATTGGATTCAATTAGAACCAAAAGAAAATTTTGTAAACACTTTAATATGAATAAAAGAGTAATCATAATTGGTGGTGGTACTGCTGGATGGGCAACGGCATTATCTGTACAAAAATATTGGTTAAATGTGGATGTCACTCTAGTTGAAAGTTCTAAAATTGGAATATTAGGTGCAGGAGAAGGAGGAACCTCTAATTTTGGTTTGTTTTTGAAATTATTAGACATTAACATTGAAGATTTTACGAAAAAAACAGGATCAACAACAAAAGATGGAATTAAACTGATAAATTGGACACATGTCGGTAGTCAATCCGAACATCTATTTCATCAAATCAATAAACAAACAAATGACATAAGAAAATATTCCGCGTTTCATTTTGATGCCAGACGTGTTTCTGAATATTTTAAAAAAACCGCAATAGATAGGGGGGTTAAATGGGTAGATGGACAAGTTAAAAAAATAAATCATACGTCAGAAAATATAGATAATATCGAATTAACAGACGGAACCGTAATTAATTTAGATTTTATATTTGATTGTAGTGGTTTTGCTAGATTAATAATTCAAGGGGTACATAAAGAGGAATGGATAGATTATTCAAAATATCTACTACTCAATAAAGCACTTGGTTACTTTTTACCACAAACAAAACAATTGACAAATAAAGACCTCACACATACTTATATGCATGCTATGAAATCGGGTTGGATGTTTCAAATACCATTAAAACATCGTTGGGGGTGTGGTTATGTTTTTAACGATTCATATACATCTGTTGAAGACGCTAAAAAAGAAATTGAAGAATACTTAGGACACGAAATAAAAACAGAAAAGGTATTTGATTTTAAAGCAGGAACACATACGAGAAGTTGGATAGGCAATAGTATTTCTATTGGTTTATCATATGGTTTTTTAGAACCATTGGAGGCAACTTCACTTATGTCGACTATTATACAATTGAAAAGATTAATCGATAATAATTTTGATGTGTCATATAAAGACACGTTTAATAAAATATGTAGAGAAACAAATGAGCAAAACATGATGTTTATTCGATATCATTATTTAAATGAAAGAATGAACACACCATTTTGGAAAGACGCATATAACGCACCGATACCAAATAAATTAAAATTAATTTTAGATGAAACAAATAAAATTTCGGTTACAAATGATACCGATTTAATAAGTGCATTTGAACTATATGATTGGAAAGAGAATGAGTTGACATTTTTTGTACAGAATTATAATACCATATTTAAAAAAAATAAAAAAGGAATATCAAAAAGTTTAATATAATGAAAAAAATATTTTTTGATGATAAAACATATATTTGGATTAAATCTTTGGATTTAGTAAAATTAAAAAGTGAAATATTAAGAGAGTCTTATATTGTAGTAGATTCGAAAAAAGATACCGTTAAAACAGACGGTTACGGATACAGAGAGGAGTGGAAACAAAACATTAATTTTATAGGTAAAATTGACATTAAAAATAATTTAGACTTAATTCATCAAGAAGGTATAAACGCCTGTAAAGAAATTTATGAAAATGATGTAAAAAAAGAATTTAATAAAATAAATACGGATGCTTGGATAAACATAGTAAGGTCAAAAAATCCCATACAAATTCAATTTAAACATGAAGAAATAAAAGGTGTTGATAAATTTCATACGCATACTGAAATAAACCAAAGCCAAAAAAAATTCTATCCAAATTACACTTTTGTTTATTATATACAAATGCCAGATGTAATGGAAAATGAAGATGGTGTTTTATATATAAAAGGTTGGAACGATAAAGAATATTTTATAAGACCAAAAGAAGACGAACTTATAATAATGCCAGGGTCGATACCACATGCACCAAATAATGCACCAAAAGCAACTATAGATAGAGTAGTTATGGCGGGTAATGTGGGTTTTGAATTTATAAAAAAAGAAAAAAGTTTTATTTAAAAATATGAAACACAATTATTACGTATTTGATGACATACTATCGAAAGAAGAACAGGATGTAATTTACAATTATGTTAAAGATGAAACAATAAGGTGGGAAGATTTGAAAAATATAACCGGTGAATACGGTGGAAAAAAAGAAACTCATCTTTTCCCCGCCAAGGTACATCCTCAGATGTCTTGTAAAAACGATAGTATAAGAAGTTTAATAGATAATATACAAATTATAGTAAGTAAAAAACTTGATTTGGAATTCGTAAAAAATTATAGATGGAAAATAAATTGGACGGAACCACTAAATCATGAATATAACCCAATGGATTTATTACACTATGATAGAATTACTGAACATATAGCTGTGGTTTATTATATAAACGATTCAACAGGAGACACACATATATATAATAATAAATTTGGTAATAACGCAGAAACATATCGGGGAAACTTTAACAAAGTTGATTTAAATTCATATGAGTTGTTAACTAAAGTATCACCAAAAAAAGGACGTTGTTTGGTTTTTGATGGAAGGTTTGCACATCATGCAAATTACCCAATATCCGAAGACAGATTTATTATAAATTTTAATTTCGCGGCCAAGGTTAAAAATGAATTTAAAAGTTTAGTTTAATGTTAGTAGATAATAAATTTTTATATGTTTCTTTACCTAGATGTGGTTCCACTTCATTTCATTATTCATGTATACTTAGTGGATTAGATGTTAAAAATTTGAACATTTGGGATGAACACAATGATTCAATTGATTTTAAAAATATAGACGAATCTAAAATAATGGATTTAATAGCACATGGGCATGAATCACTTATGGATTTAAAAGAAAAATTTGGAAATCACTTACCAGTAATTGCAGTGAATAGGGATAGGCATGATTCTTTCTTTTCATTATACAAGCATGTCGTTTTTGACCTCAAACGAACCGGGTGGGATAATATATCAGATTGGTTATCCAAAATATCAATAGATGAATTATTCTTTTTTAATTCCAATGATTTAACAAATATTGATAAACGGTGGAAGGTTATAAATGAATATATGATAAAAAATGGTTTTATAGAAAAATATGTTAGGATACCACCAAGGACAACTCGATTAAATCGCGAATGTTATCTTATTAATATATTTAATATACTAATTACACCAAAATCTATTTGGCATAATAATGATGAAAATATAACATGGTTTAATATTGATGAAATCTCTAAATTACAAGACTGGGTTTCAAATATAACTGGTAAAAAATTTATATTAAAACACGTAAATTCACGTTCAGATATTAAAGTTAATTTAGAGTTAAATGATGAATTTAAAAATAAATATAATAGTATTTATGACTACTATGACTTGCCAAAAAATAAAAAAACACTAATATGATACCTAATTTTAAGGAAATATTTGATGCTTGGGTTACTTATATTAATCCAAGTACTGATGAAAAGATATTGGCTCAAAAAAGATTAAATATTTGTGAAGGTTGTGAACATAGAAAAGAACTATTTAAAAACAATAGATGGTCCGAAATTTGCAAACTATGCGGTTGTCCACTAAGTAAAAAGGTATACTCAAAATTTTATAATTCATGTCCAATAAAAAAATGGAAGGAAGTGGATGTAAAATTTATTGAAAAATTGGAGAATAAAAACAATAAAACGATAATTTAAATAGATATATACATATATAAAAATTTAAAAAACTATTTAGAAAGTTTTTATATTTGGTTATATTTATTAATGTAAAACTAAATTAAAAAATGAGAGGTGTAATTCTAGGTACCGATTTATTAGAAATTAACGGAGACGTTAAGATATTAGAGACAAACACAAATACAACGATATATTCTGACGGGGCGTCGTTTCTCGATTATGACGTGTTATTTAATACATTAAATTCTTTAAACATAACAGAATTTCATTTTATTTATAACGAACTAGAGTCATATACACCAATAAATGGTCCGTTTGTTTTTAAACAAAAATTACAAGAAAAATGTGTGGAAAACAACATATCGTTCAATGAATATCCTGTTCCTATTAATTCTGTTACAGTACCGTTTATTGAAGATGCCCCCAACAAGTTTATTTTGAGACAGTCATATGATACGACCGCACTTATTGATGATACTTACTGTGCAGATAAATTTGGATTTTTTTCATTAATGAGTGGAAGTACATACGTCCCAAATACATATTTTGTCTCATCTAACGGAAACGTAGACACTTTAACTAACGTTGACTACCAGTCTCAAAATCCTAATGCAATTATAAAATCAAGAATACCAAATTACGATTTATCTCTATACCCTGAAATACATGTTTTATCGAATTCATCTCAGTTAAATGATTTAAAAACAAATTTACCAGAGGATTATTTGATACAAGAATTTATTTTTTCAAATGATAATTTGGTGGACGGAAAATATGCAATAATAAGAGGTATCGACATTGTATATGGTTCAAATCTAGATGTAATAAATCTTGGTGGATATAAACAATCCACTGTTGTACCTGTTAATTTCTTTAATAATGAATTTATCGAGGGAACTACAATATTAAATAGAAAAAGTAGACATAGATTTATAACAAAAGAGGTGGGTATTAAAGAAAAACATCCGGTAAATAATTATCATACCGATGAAGACTCTGTGATTTTAGATTATACCGGTTCATTAAAAGATGTAAATACAATTCAAATTGGTGACTATATAAGATCGATAGACTTTATTGATTTTAACGATAATCATGCCGCAAATTTTGAAGAGGGTAAAATGGACGTATTAGGTTGGGACAGTACTTTATCAAAAAGTAATCAAACACTTACTCAAGTTTCATCATCTTTACAAACAATTACATCCGCATCAATTGATACGATTTATATTAGAGTAACAACCGCCGACGGTAAATCTTGGGTTGATTCGCCGTCATGTACGTACTATATAGAGGAATCAGGTTCATTATCAACAAAGTTTGAAAAATTAAACCAAATGTATGTTGGTGATAAATTAGTAATCACCGATTCAAACACACAAGAACTCACAACATTAGAAATAACCAATTTACAAATGGAACATGCAAATATGACCATTTACGGATTAGATTTTGAACCATCAGATTTATTTTTAGTTGATATTGGTGATGGTGATTTTACTGTTATGCACAACGGTTGTTGGTGTCCTTGGTCATTCTGTGGAAACTATTGTTATGATAACACCTGTGGAGGATGTCAACCATCACCAAAATTATAAAAAATATTAAAAATAAGTAGTAATGGCAAACAACGTAAAAGTAGAAAGACCAATTCAAACAATTAAACCGACTATCGTACCTTTATCAAATGAGTTAAAGGTAAAGGTTTCTAACGCATTTCAAAGTTTTATTAACAAGGTAAAGGAAAAACATCTTTCATAATGAATTATGAAGTTGTTTACATTTGGAGATAGTTGGACTGAAGGTGTTGGCGGTGACTTAATTGAAGAGGGAAAAACAAACACACCTGAGGAGAGAACTAAAATTAGACAAAATTTTTGTTGGCCGAAGTATCTATCTGATTTATTGGAAATAGAGTTTTGTAATTTCGGAATGGGCGCATCATCAAATAAAACAATATTTGATGTGGTTTCCCATTCAATACATAATCAAACTTTTTCTAAAAATGATTTAGTTGTTATTATGTGGTCTTCATCTCTAAGAGATTCTTTACCATTTTTTCCTGATGATAATCCTTGGCATTTTTGGGGGGAAAGATACTTAAATAAAAAACACGTTTACCAATTCATCGTAAATACAACCAAATTAAATAATACTGACTCACACATAAATATAAATCTAAAAAAAGATTACAAAGAATTCTTTTTAGAAAATCTCTTTTCTGATCAGTATTATAATATTATAAATCAAAATTATATTCTGTATCTTCAGTTTATGTTCGATAGAATTGGTGTTAGATATGTTTTTTGTGATGCATTTGATACTATGATAAAGAAGAATATTTTGAAAGAAATAGATAAAACCGATTACATTAATAAAAATCATTATTGGAATTTTTCAAATAAAACATTTAAAGACCATTTATGTGAAACAAATAAAAAAGAGGTATGGGAAGACAAAAAATTATGGGATGATAATCATTATGGTGGAAAACATCCAAATAAATTTGGTTATCAATTAATTGCAAAAGAATTATACCATTGGATTTTAGAGAAAAATATATTAAATTATATTACTAAAGACATAAATAAACGAATAATATGAATTTTTCAGTAAATAAATTTTTTGATGAGTCGGAATGTGATGATATAATTAAATTTTGTGAAGAAAATGGAACACAATTCTCATATCATTCATCCGAAACATGGGATTGTAAGAGAGTTTATGTTGACGAATTTAAAGAAAAAATCATAAGTAAATTAAAAGAAAAATACATTTCAGGAGAGTTTAAATTATGGTTTGATTTAAACAATTTTCATATTAAAGACTCTAACATAAGCCTTACCAAATATTACGACGGAAGGTGGTTAGACCTACATTTAGATTCGACTTCTCAATTAACAACGGTCATAGTATTATCAAAAAACTTTTCTGATGGGAGATTTGTACTTTCAGAAAAACCAAAAAATATTAAGGAATGTGAAAAGTATAAATTAGAAATTGGTGAATGTATTTCATTTGATGGTAGTAAAATTTATCATGGTGTAATGCCGGTTAATGAAGGTATCAGATGTGCTCTTAATATTTGGATAACTAATACTGATTTTAAATATTATAAATCAGACACCAATAAAAAATTATTATGAGAATTGTGATTTTTTGCAATGGTAGGAGTGGATCAACATCCTTATTTTATCTCATTAATTGTTTATTAACAAAAGAAAAAAAGAACCATAAACTTTTTTTTGAACCATTTAATTACCTCAATATTGATAAAGAGAGTAAACCTAAAACTATAGAAGAATTTATTAATACGAATGATGTTTTAGTCAAAACCTTTATAGATAGGGATAATTACCCATACGAATCATTTGAATGTTTTGAAGATTATTTAGTGTGGGTGTATTCGTATTTTGATAAAATTATAATATTAGAGAGAGAAGACAAAAGAAAACAAGCTGAAAGTCTATTCTATCATTTAAAATTATCAAAAAATAGAACCATATCCCCACTTTGGCATAAACAAAAATTTTATGATTTGAAAAAAGAGGACGAAGAGGAAATTTTTGGGATATCCCAACACTTAGAGAATGAGTCAGAATTTTTAAAAAATATGTCAAAAAGGGGTTATCCTTTGGTTACATATGAAAATCTATTTATTAGAAAAGATAGACCAACATTAGACAAGTTATTAGAGTATTTAAAAATATCACACAATCAAACATGTATTGATGAATGGATTAACTCACCATATAAAAAGGTTAGAATAAATCAAAAAATTAGCGGATTAATATGATTATAGATTTGAAAGACTACGTTTGTACTGTTCCATTTCAAGCATTAGAAATACATGAAACTCGAAACTTTATGTGTTGTGCGAGTTGGTTAAAAAAGGAACTACCAAGAAACGTACCATTAAAAGAATTATGGAATAGTACTGAGGCTATGGAAATAAGGGAGTCTGTTATGGACGGATCTTATAGGTTTTGTGATAAAAAACAATGTCCATTTTTATCACAACTTTTGAACTATAATATGGATATTTTTGGACCAATAAAAAGAATTCAAGATTTACCTGATTATATAAAAGATAACGTACTCGAGAAAAAAACAAAGATTGATTATGGACCAACAATTTTACAAATGTCTTTTGACAGAACTTGTAACTATAAATGTCCTTCCTGTAGGGTAGATATGATTGTTGCTAATTCATCGTCAATTAAAAGAATAAACACTACAATTGAAGAAATGGAAGAAACATTTTCGGATTCAATTGAAATGATTTATTGTTCGGGTACTGCGGATCCATTTGCATCTGTATCTTACAGAAATTACCTTAGGAACTTCGA